ATATTGGATTGTAGGATGGTCGCGGAGCGTGTGCGCCGCCTTTATCTGAAACGGTGCGCAGTCGGTATGCTTCCCTGTCTCCTCGTCGTCGCAGTAGTGCGCGAGATAGTAAGAAAAGAAGCGGCCATAGTCGGCGAGGAGATACGCGATGCGTTTCTCCTTTTGCGCCGGGGTCTCGCGGACAGACACGACAGAGCGCGTCTGCACGGTCTCGCACCATTGCTTCCACTGCTCGATCGCCTCCTTGCGGTTCTGTGCGGTGTTCCTTGCCATACGCTACAATTTGCTGCCGAGCATTTCAAGTATATACTTGTTCTGATACTTGTTGACAAGTTTACGGAACTCCGGCGTAATCTCCAGGTCTGTCTCCGCCTGGTATTCGAGCCAACGGCCAAAAGCCATGAAGCACTCGATGAAATCGACAGCGGAAGCCTCCTTGTCGAGACGCTCGATAGTGGCCGAGAGTTTCACGAGCTGATCGACGACCGTCGCGGACTTGGAGATGTCGAGGTCTCGCAGTTCCTCTATCTTGTCCTTTATGGCCGAGAGCAGTTCATTCTGCAGACTTTTGCGGGTAATAGACATCGCAGCGCGTTTCTCACCCCAGCAGCCGTCCTTTACCCACTTGCCTACGGTATTGGCCGACACGCCGACTTTCTCGGCGATAGAGTTTTGCGGCATACCCTGCATGAAAAGAGCCTCGGCGAACTCCTTTTTATCTGTTGAAACCTTGTTTGCCATTCATAATAAATGATGTTTTCGGGTTGTATCAATGTTGATTTTACGGTGCAAAATTGCGACAAACGGACGGCGCGAGAAAATAGAGTGTAAAGTTTTTACACTCTGTTTTGCAGGGCAGTAAACCCTCCCCAACTTTGCACCGTAAAACGACATCGCGGAGTAGAGCAGCCGGGTAGCTCGCAAGGTTCATTCCCTTGAGGTCGCGGGTTCAAGTCCCGCCTCCGCCACAACCCCCTTTTGCGATCCGTCGGCGCGGCGGCACAGGGTTTTCACACAGTGAAGTGCCACACAAGCCGCGCCGACATTTTTTCATCATTATCACGCCAATGCCGAAAGAAGCAATCATATCGACCCCGCGCCTCAACAGTTACGGCGCAAGGGTACTGACCGAGGGCATAGACCTCACGCAATACCAAAAGAACCCGGTACTCCTGTATATGCACCGACGCGGGCGCAAGGAGGATATGCCGATAGGGATCATGGAGAATGTGCGCGTGGAGGGGGATACGCTCTACGGCACGCCTAAATTCGACGACGACACCGAGGACGAGCGCAACATCTCGAAGAAATGGGAGCGCGGCACGCTGCGTATGCTCTCCGCCGGGCTTGACATCATGGAATGGAGCGAAGACCCCACGCTTCTTGTGGCCGGACAGACGCGCCCGACCGTAACCAAAAGCAAACTCATAGAGGTGTCGGTGGTGGATATAGGCGCGAATGACGATGCGCTGCAGGTCGGCCTATATCACGAGGGGAAACTGCTCACCCTCGCCGCCGGGGAGGAAAGCGACCACCTGCCGCTTCTGAACCTCACCGTACACGAAGAAAAGACAGAACAACCCCCAAATAACAACATCAAAAAGAACATGGAAAAGATCCTTTTGAAACTCGGCCTCGCGCCCAACGCCACCGAGGACGAAGCAGTGGCCGCAATCACAAAATTACAGGAAGACAAGGCCGCTATGACCCTCGCCCGCATCACCGACGCGGTAGACACGGCAATCAAGGAAAAACGCCTCACCCCTGACAAGAAAGAGAAATACATCGTGCTGGGCAAAAACGTCGGCCTTGACACCCTCAACACGCTCCTTGACGACATGCAGCCCGCACAGAAGCCCCTCGACCTCGTGCGTCCCGCCGGAGGCGGCACAGCCCCCACCGCGACCCTTACATGGGACAAGGCAACCCCCGAACAGCTTGCCGACCTGCGCGACAATAACCGCGAGGAGTATGCCCGGCTCTACAAGGAGTATTTCGGTTTCGCACCCAAATTCAACTGACATCAACTCAACAAACATTTTCAATCAACAAAAGACGAATGAAAAGATTTCTTCTCGCCCTTATGGGCATGATTATCGGAGTTGCGCTGACCTCCGCAATGGGCGCGACCCTCGGTGTGGCCGTGGGTGTCTCGCCGCTCGCCGGAGCATTGACGCTCAACGGCGTTGCGGTAGGCACGTCGCTCATAGGCGGTCTCGCACCCGCCAACGCGCTCCGCGCCGGGCTTTATCCCGAAGCGTGGACAGGCGAGCTTGTAAAGGCATTCCGCACCGCAGCCGCCGCAATCGGGTGGTATAACAAGATCCGCAGCTACGACCAATATGTGGAAAAGGACGTTATCCACATGGTGGATGTGGGAGTAGATCCCGAAGTGCTTGTGAACAACACCTCCTATCCGCTGGAGGTCGAGACGCTCGAAGACGGCGACATCGCCGTGCGCCTCGACAAATACCAGAGCAAGCCCACCCGCATCACCGACGACGAGCTTCACGCGCTCGGCCATGACAAGATGGCCTCAGTGATAGAACGCCACAAAGAGGCATTCGACGAGGTGCGTTTCAGCCGCGCAATCCACTCTCTCGCACCCGCCGAGAACACGGCCAAGACCCCGGTGCTGCTCACCACAGGCGAGGTTGACGGCGACCGCAAGCGACTGACGCGCCGCGACATCATCGCGCTCAAAAAGGCTTTCGACAAGGCCAGGATACCCGCCGAGGGGCGCATCCTCGTGCTGTGCGCCGACCATGTGGTCGACCTGCTGGAGCAGGATCAGAAATTCGCCTCGCAGTATTACAACTACGACAGCGGCGCGATAAACCGCATGTACGGCTTCGAGGTGTACGAGTATGACGCATGTCCCCACTACAACACCTCCACGAAGAAGAAACTGGCCTACGGCGCAGTCCCGGCAGCCACAGACCGCCAATGCTCCGTCGCATTCTCGCTCAAACGCGCCATGAAAGCCAACGGCTCGACGAAGACCTATCTGCAGGAGGCCGCAGCCAACCCCACTACACAGGAAAACCTTTTCTCCATGCGCACCTACACAATCTGTCTGCCGACAAAGGCCGAGGGTCTCGGCGCGATAGTGAGCGCACCGAAAGCATAACCAGGTATGAAACAAACGCTGAAATATCTCGTTCTGCACTGCACCGCCACCCCGGAGGGACGCGACGTGACAGCCGCCGACATACGACGGATGCACACCTCTCCCAAATCGGCGGGCGGTCGCGGGTGGAGCAAACCCGGCTATACCGATATAATCCGGCTCGACGGCACGGTGGAGCGTATAGTCGACAACAACGAGGACAACTTCGTTGATCCGTGGGAAATCACCAACGGCGCGAAAGGCTACAATGCAGTGAGCCGCCACGTAGTCTATGCCGGAGGCTGCGACAAAAACATGAACCCCAAAGACTCCCGCACGGCGGCGCAGAAAAGCGCAATGGCAAAATACGTGCGCGACTTCCACGCCAAGCACCCTAATGTAAAAATCATCGGTCACCGCGACCTGTCACCCGACCTCAACGGCAACGGCGTGATAGAGCCTTACGAGTGGATGAAAGCCTGTCCGAGTTTCGACGTTGCCGCATGGCTCAAAGAAATCGGCATAACACAATAACGCTGAATGACTGAAACGATCCTTGCCGCAGCGGTGGCGATCATCACCGCGCCGCTCTCGGCATTACTCACGGCCATATTCCTGCGCTCCAAGCACAAGGCAGAAGTGGAGCAGCTCCGCGCCGAGGTGAAAAAGACGCTCGCCGACGTGCGCGGGCGTGAACTCGACAACGACAAAAAGGCCATAGAGATGATTATGGAACTTGTGGTCGAGCCGCTGCGCAAGGATATGATTCAGTTACAGGAAAAAGTAGACACCCTCACCAATGCGATTGAAAAAATCAATTCATGTCCTCACGCTGACGATTGTCCTGTCAGCCATGAGCTGCGCCGCGCCAAGAAAAGCGATGTCGGAGCAGCGGTCACAAACGCACTCGTCGCAGTCAGAAACGACATCGGGCGAGACCCACCTGCAGGACAGCGCGGCGATGCGCACGGAGCGGCTTCTGAATGAATGGCTCGCGGCATGGCTTCAACGCGAGGAGACAAGGGACGAGGCCACCGAGCGCGTGACCGAGATATTCGACACGACGCAGCCGCCGGACAGCGTCACAGGCACCCCGCCGCTGTCAGCCCGCATCCGGGAGCGTCACGAGACCAGGAGCCAGAGCGACAGCCGGGCAAAGGTGGAGACCGCCAAGAGCGACAGCACCGCCACCGAATGCGAGGCTCACTCACGGACGGACGAGGCCACGCAGACCGACATCGAGGCCGAAACGTCCGGGGAGAGCGAGGCCGAAAGCCGGGAGGAGAAAGGCGCGGACAAAACCCTCGTTTGGGTGTCGATAGCCCTGTCCCTCGTATCGCTCGCTGTCATCGCCATAATTATCAAACACCGTTCAAACAGACATTAAACACCATACGACAATGGCAAAAAAGACAAAAGAAACAGAAAAATCCACGGCGACGGTGGCCGCGAAAGCCGCCGCCAGGATAGCCGAGGAGACCCTGCGCCTCAATCCCGACATAAACGAGGTACACGTAACCTCTGACGGCACGGCGTTCTACACCCGCAACGACGCGCAGAACCACGCCAACTCCCTGCCCAACCGCGAGGTGTACTCCACCAACCGCAGGACTGCCGCGCTGAAAGCCGCAGCAGCAAAGAGCAAGGCCGACACCGCCGAGCCTGCCGCACCCTCCGACACCGAGCCGGAGGTGGACGAACTGACCGGGGAGGCAGTGAATGATACCGACAACGAACCCGCCAACACCGACGAATAATGCAGAATCTCACCATTACCCGGACAAACGGCAACATCGTGCGCTCGCTCGCTGGTGAAGACCACATAAGCGGCCTCGTGTTCTACTCGGCAACCCTGCCGACGGCCACCGAGGGCGTGGACGGCTTCACCGCAACAGAGCGCATCCACGCCATATCATCGCCGGAGACCGCCGAGAAATACGGCATCACCGCCGACGCGGAGGCATGGGAGACAAGGGTGCTTCACTACACCCTCGCCTCGATATTCAATATGAATCCCGGCGTGAGCCTGTATGTGGGCATCTTCAAGCCCGCCGCCGGAACAAACGCCTTTTCGGAAATCAAGCAGATACAGAACCATGCCGGAGGCCGTCTGCGGCAGGTGGGCGTGTGGAACGGCGCGGTGGAGCTGAGCGACACCCTCGTCAACTCCCTGCAATCGGTACGCACCACGCTTGAAGCGCAGAACAAACCGCTGTCGATACTCTACGCGCCGAAAGTCTCCGACGTTACCGCGCTCCCCTCAGACCTCGCAAAGATCGGACGCAACGGCGTGTCGGTCATCATCGGACAGGACGGCGCGGGAGTGGCCGACGAGCTCTACCGCGACGCGGCCAACGCCGCCAAAGCGAGCGTGTCGGCACTCGGCGACGCACTCGGCGCGGTGAGCAAGGCAAAGGTACACGAGAGCATCGCGTGGGTGGAATCGTTCCCGACGAACATAGCAGTGGCCGCTTTCGGCGACGGCAAGAAACTGCGCGATCTCGACGACGAAGTTATAAAAACGCTCGACAACTCGCGCTACATTTTCCTGCGCACCTACGACGGCCTCGCCGGGTGCTTCTTCAACGACAACCACACCCTCGACATTCCTACAAGCGACTACGCCTATATCAACGACGTGCGCACGATGGACAAGGCCGTGCGCGGTGTGCGCACCTACCTGCTGCCCAAACTCGGACGGCCTATGAAAGTGGACGCGGACACCGGGAAACTGGAGCGCACGGCGGTGGAGCATCTCATCACCACAGGCAACAAGGCACTGGAGGAGATGGCAAAGGCCGGGGAGCTGAGCGGCTACCGCTTCGACATAGACCCCGACCAGAACATACTCGCCACCTCGCGTGTGCGGGGAGTGATAAAGAACGTGGCCGTGGGAGTTATGCGCAACCTCGACCTTGAAATAGGTTACGCCACAAGTGTATAACCATTAACGCGACAAAAGAATGAACACATTGGACGCGGCCTATAACGGAATCCCGCTTATCAACGGCGAGGAATATTCGTGGGGCAACATCAAGACCTGCATAAACGGCATCGTCGTAACCGGGATCACCGCGATAGCCTACGGCGACAAACAGGACATGCAGAACAACTACGGCGCGGGGAGACACCCGGTAAGCCGCAGCTACGGACGCATAACCCCCTCGGCGAAAATCACGCTCTACATGAGCGAGGTTGTGGCGATTTCGCGCACCTCCCCGACCGGGCGAATGCAGGACATCGCGCCTTTCGACATCGAGGTGGCCTATCTTCCCCCCAACGGCATCATTGTCATCGACAAGATCCGCAACTGCCAGTTCACGGAAAACAAACGCGACTGGAAAGAGGGGGACATGAACCAGCAGGTGGAACTCGAACTGCTCCCCGGCAGCGTCGAATACGGCAAGCCCGACGGCGTTTAAGCCGGAAACCCGGAGTGTGAAACCCGAAACACGAACTTTTTCAGAAACAACAATCTCAAACCGATATGGATAACAAGACAATCGACATCAACACAGAGAATTTCACAGTAGTAAACGGCGACATCACCGAGGAGCAGATAGCCACGTGGAAAGGGAAGCATGGCCGCGTGGTGGAGGTAGAGGTGGCCGACACCGACTTCGAGGAGCTGCACCGAGGCTATTTCCACCGCCCGGACATGAAGACGATGCAGGCTTTCTCGGCCACGGCCAAGCAGAACGAGGTGAGAGCCGCCGAGGTTCTGTTTGACAACTGCTGGCTCGGCGGGTCGCCTCTGATGAAGAGCGATGCGGTCTACAAGATGCAGGCGACCGGGGAACTGCAGAACATCTTCGGGAAGTGCGTGTCTAAGCTAAAAAACTTGTAGAGGCGCACCAACTCTCCGGGGGCGTGGAGGACGACGACCCTGGAGAGATAGCGAAAGGGTGCGCCTTGATCCGCGCCAACTTCGGGACAGACCCGGAGACACTCACCGACGAAAGGTGGGCTATGCTGTTCCAACAGGCCGTGTGGCTGGAAAACTTCCGTCTTGAAAACATGGCAAGAATCCTCGCAAAATTATTCTCACCCGCAGATGCCGAATGCAGCCTATAATGCAAAGCCACCTTTGAATGAGCAATTACAACTTCAATTACGCTTTCAACATAAGCGGCAACTGCAATGCCGTGGTCGCCGAGATTTCGGGAGGTGTCGAGAACCTCCAACGGAATCTCCGTGCGACCACGTCGCTGTGGGACACATTCGAGGGGAAGATACTCGCGCTTAACCAATTCACGCAGTATGTAGGCAATCTGAGCCAAACTCTCAACGAGACACTCGCTCCCGGCGCGGCACTTAACGCCTCGCTCGCGGACTTACAGGCCATATCCGGCGCGACCGGGAGAGAACTTGAAACCGTGGAGCGTTTCGCACGATCCACGGCAAGGGAATTCGGTGTGTCGGCCTCCGGCGCGGTCGAATCATACAAACTGCTGCTGTCGCAACTGTCGCCGGAACTCACCAAGAACACGGCGGCACTCGACGCGATGGGACGCAACGTCGCCATTCTGTCAAAGACGATGGGCGGCGACACCACCGCTGCCGCCGAAGTTCTGACAACGGCCATGAACCAATACGGCGTATCGCTTGAAGACCCGATGGAGGCTTCCCGGCAGATGGCCGACATGATGAACATAATGGCCGCTGCCGGACGTGAGGGTTCTGCGGAACTGCCCACTATCAAGGTGGCGTTGGAACAGTGCGGTATGGCCGCGAAAGCCGCCGGGGTATCTTTTGCCGAAACCAACGCCGCGATACAGGTTCTTGACAAGGCGGGCAAGAAAGGTTCGGAGGGTGGTGTCGCCCTGCGAAATGTCATGTCAACTCTCGCGCAAGGCCGCTTTCTGCCAAAGGATGTGCGCGAGGAACTCGCCGCAGCCGGGATAAGTGTAAACGACCTCACCGACAAATCAAAGTCTCTTGCCGAGCGTCTACAGGTACTCAAACCCGTAATGGCCGACGACGCTCTTTTCAGCAAATTGTTCGGCAAAGAGAACTCCGCAGCAGCAATGGCTCTCGTGCAGGGCATTCCAAAGGTGGAGCAATGGACTGCCGCCATATCCGGCACCAATACTGCCGTGGAGCAGAGCAAGGTCATTATGGAGACCTACAACGAGCGTCTTGCGCGGGTACAGGCGAAGTTCGACGACATAAAAATTTCCATATTCAACTCCTGCGGCGACCTCGGTATATGGACGCAGGTCGTGGTGGGTGCGCTCGTGCCGCTCTCCCAACTCGTGCCGCTGATCTACGGCGCGGCAAAGGCGGTCATGTTTCTGCGGAGCGTGAATTTCAAAGGCGCGTTCACAGGCGTTGTTTCCTCGATACGGAACGTTGTCGCGGGGCTGATGATGCAGAATATAGCCATAACCGCGTCCGGCGGCTATTGGCTCGCATTCAAGGTTCTCGCGCAGAACGTGTGCCGCTCAATAGGTGTCGCCATTATGAACATCCCCATTGTCGGGTGGATAGCCGCCGCCATTGCCGCAGTAATCGCCATAATTCAGCAGCTTTGGGATAAGTGCTACGGCTTCCGCGTGGCTGTCTTTACCGCGTGGGAGGGCATCAAAGCCCTGTTCTCCGCTTTGTGGGAATGGCTGTCCGGGCTGTGGCAAAGAATATCCGCGTTTTTCGTCGGCCTGTGGAACGGCATAAAGTCAATGGCACAGAAAGTCGCCAACGTCTTTATGGCCGTGGTAAACAAAATCCGCTCATTCATAGCCGCGATCCGCAACTTTGTCGTTAAGGTAGTCAATGCCGTGGTCGAGAAGGTGAGCGCGATATGCAAGCCGCTCGTTACCGCTTTCAAGAATGTAGCCAACGCCATAAAAGGTTTCTTCGGCAAAATCATTGACTGGGTGCGGGATAAGTTCTACGCTCTGATAAACTGGTTCATCGACAAATACAACTGGATAGCCTCCAAACTCAACTTCGACAAGATAGCCCGGCTCGGCAGGGAGGCCGCAGACCGCTCTTGGGCGGCAGACCACCCGGAGCAGCCGGACGATGATTCTTCCGGCGGTGGAAACGGCAGCTCCGACCCCGTCGGTAACGGAGGTGGGCTTGGCGGCGGTTCACCAATCGGCAATGCCCTCGGCAGTGTCGGCGGCAGTGCGTCGAAAGAGACCGACCGTGTCAAGAATATAAACATCACCATTGACCGCCTTATCGACAAATTCACCATAACGACCAACAATCTCTCCGAAAGCAAGGAGAGGATAAAGGATGCGGTGGCCGAGGCTCTTCTTTCGGCTGTCAACGATGCAAACTACGCTCTATAATACAGACCATGCAGGAATACAAGTTTGAAATAATCAATGCCCGGTTCATAGCGTCCAGGGTGGCGATACAGGCAAAGGGACTCGCTTACAGGCTGCGACCGAACAAAGGACGCGACGCGCAGAAAAACGAGGACTACAAGCTCGGGACGCTGCCCGGCTACGTGACGGGGGGCGGCACTACAGAGGGCGGCGCGGCTATCAACAAGGCAGAGGAGAAGTGGAGCGGAAGCGGCGACTATTGGCTTGGCCGCACGGCTCTGACGGACATGGTGGTGAAAGTGCCGGACGAGGGTCTGCTGCTGATCAACGATGCTACGGTGAACGTGTCGTTGCAAAAGGAGGTGGTGAAGACGGCACTCGTAGGCCGCGCCGGAACGATAAAGGAGTATATCACCGACGGCGACTACCAACTGAGCATAAGCGTGGGGATAGTCGCCGTGGACGACGATGGCAGGATATGCGACCAATACCCGGAGCGGGCTGTGGCGCAGCTGCGGGAGATAATGGAGAGGCCGGAGGCACTGGAGGTGAGCTCGGCGTTCCTTGACCTGTTCGGGATAAGCCATATAGTCGTAACCGGGTTCTCTGCAAAACAGATGACGCACTCTAACAGGCAGGTGATAGAGATAACGGCGTTGAGCGACACCGAGTATGTGATAGAATCAACCGATTATTAACCGACGTTCAAACACCTTTCAAACGATGAACGGACTTACGACATACGAGAACTGCGGCGACCTTGCCATAGAGGGCGGGGGCTGCATCGTGGCCGGGACGGAGGCGCAGACGATAGAACACGTTCTTGTGGCTAACCGTGGAGAGTGGCGGGAACACCCGCTGCTCGGCGGGGAGATCCGCAAGATGCAGCACGGCCTTGCCGGGAGGATGTGGGCTGCGCGTGCGCGGCAGATGTGCCGCGAGGCGGGAGTGGCCGTGAACCGGGTAACGGTGAGTGATAACGGAAAAATCACGGTGGAATGAAGACGACGGCGAGAGAGGGGCAATGCCTCGTTGACATAGCGTTGGCGGCGACAGGCTCGGTGGAGGGCGTTTGGGCGTTGGCTCTGCGCAACGGACTGAGCGTGACCGGGGAACTCGGCCACGGCACGGAGATAGCGTGGGAGGCCGGGGACGTGACGGACGCGAGGGTTGCGGAAAAGTACGCCGCCGAGGGTATATGCCCGGCGACGGCGGTAAGTGAAAAGACGCTTGCCGGACTGCTCGACAAGCCTGTGATAATAATCCCGCCGGACTGGGAGATAATCCCGGCAGACCCGGTGAAGAAACAGCCGACAAGGGCTGCGGTGTTCGCGGGGGCGTTCACGGCGGCATTCTCGTAAGGCGCAAAAGGAGAAAAGAAACGAATCACAAACAACATCATACATTAGGACGATATGAAACAGGACTGGAAGCCCGAGGAACTGCGGGCAACTGCGGCAGAGATCCGCGGGGCGGTGATGCCGAAATCAATCACGCCGGAGATGGTTGGCGGGATGCTTGCAGGTCTCACCGAGGCCGTGGCCGAGGTGGTGGAGACGCTCGGAGAGATACCGAGGGAACACGTAAGGGTGCGTGTAAACACCCTCGACAGCGAGGGGCTTACAGCCTGCTCTACCGACGCAACCGTTTATGTGGATATATTTACCACGAAAGGTTATCCGGCGGTAAATATGCCGAGGAAAGAAATCAAGGTGAACGGCGACGGCATTGCGGAGTTTGATGTGCCCCACGGCTTTCAGTTTGCGGTTTACGCCAAGCATCCGGGGCTGAGCGCATCGTTTCAGTGGGTGCATACAGCCGCCATTGGCGAGCGGCCAATTATCGTGCTGTGGTGTGTGCCTGTTGGTGTTTGGTGGTTTGGCGCGATATTCCACGGTACTGAAGACGAAGATATGGACTGGGGAGACGAACTCTACCGTCCTGTACCCTACCTGTTCGACCACTTTACAGATGACTGGGACGAGATAGAGGCGAGGGCAACTCCCGACCTGCGTCCCGGCGAGAACTCCATGGACTACTGCAACTACGGAATTATGGTGGCTACGGCAGACACCTGCTTTGTCATAGCTCCCAATTCTTTCTCGGTTGAGAGAATGGCATGGAGCAACAGCAGGGCATACGGAATGTATATCCCAGGCATGGAGCATATAAACCACCATACGGAAGCGGGTAAATGGCAAGGCGATTATGCCGAGGCTCAGAACCGCGCCCGCGCCGACATGGACGGCAATATGAACACGGCCAAGATACTCAGAGCTGTAAACGGCGCATTGGCGGCAGAGTGGGTCGGGTCGGTAGTATATGACTATTCAGAGAACCGATGGCTGCCGTCGGCAGGACAGGTGTATCTGATATGGCTGAACAGAACGGCCATCAACCGACTCATGCAGGAGGCGATGAACAGCGACGCAGAGACATGGGCTTATGCCCTTTTGCCTTATCAGAACGACAAAGGGCAATGGCAGAATCCCAACGGGCATTACGAGTACTGGTGGACGAGCACTGTCTTCGACGATTGCTGCTCGTGGGTTGTCTACTACCTTGGCCGCATCCTCAACTACACCAGAACCGACGCTTACGACGTGCGGGCGGTGTCGGCTTTTCATTTTGAATATTAAACCTTTTTCCTTTCCTTTGGTGAGGTCGCCCCCTTAAAGGGCGACCGGGCAGAGGGAAAGCGACACCGGGCGAAGCCCGGTCGAAAAAATTTTCGTAACTTTGCAGACGATTAAAAAATTAACTGAAATGGCAAACGGCGCGGCGACAGCCGGGGCATACAAGAGCGTTTACAGGCTGATACAGCAGATGGTCGGCCTCAGCGACAACGTGCCTGTGAAATACCGACGGTGGCTTTGGGAGAAGACGTTGGACGCTGCAACGGATCTGATCGCGCTGATAGTGTATGCGTGGGATGAGCAGAACGTGGCGCACAAGGTTGTCTACATAGACCGGGCGTTGACGAAATTCACGGTGCTGAACACGTATATGCGGCTGTGCAACGAGGCGCGGGTGCTGCCATTGCAGAAACAGACAAGTCTGTCGGAGCTTATGGCCGATATATCCGGGCAGCTCGGGTCGTGGCGCAAGGCCACGGCTGAAAGGGCGAAAAAAGGTGTCTAAGAGTGAGTGTTCCGTCGGCCACGGCTTACGGAAGCGCGATTTTCTTTAATGAAAAGGTCTGTGCGCTCTCATTAAGAGCAAGGAACAAGCCAGTCACAGAAGATTACTGCTCGTGGGTTGTCAACTACAATGGCAACATCAACAACAACAACAGAAACAACACTTACGACGTGCGGGCGGTGTCGGAATTTCAACGGAAAATGAACAACCAACCGGAACAACATATCGCCATAGGCTACGACAGTCTTTTGTCCGCCTATTATCAGTGCCGCCGCAACAAGGCGTGGACTGAGGCGGCTGCGGCCTTTGAGATACACTACGAGACCGAACTGCTGAAACTGCGCGACGAGATACAGGCCGGACGGTACAGGCCGCAGCCCTCGATCACGTTCCTCGTGGAATGGCCGACGCTGCGGGAGGTATTCGCGGCGATGTTCCGGGACAGGATAGTGCAGACTTGGATCGCACAGCGGATAGAACCGCTTTTTGAGGCGCAGTTCATCCCGGCGAGTTTCAACTGCCGCAAGGGTAAGGGTACGCTTGCCGCCGTGAAACATCTGCACGAGGCCATACGCGAGAAATCCGAGAACTACACCCGCGACTGCTGGGTTCTGAAATATGACCTCAAAGGTTTCTTCATGTCGATAAACCGGGCGATGGTGACGGATAAACTCTGCCGTTTCATCCGGGAGCGGTACAAGTGCGCGGACGTGGAGACGCTTGTCTACCTCACGCAGGTAACTCTGCTCAACTCCCCGGCGGAGGGGTGCATCATACAGGGCGACCCGCGCAAGTGGGAGGAACTGCCTCCGAACAAAAGCCTGTTCACCGTGCCGGAGGGGTACGGCCTCCCGATCGGAAACATCACCTCGCAGCTCGTGGCGAATTTTCTGCTTGACGAGACCGACCATTACCTTACCGAGACCCTCGGCCTCGACATAGACCGCTATGTGGACGACACGGCCACCGTGGACTGCGACAAGGAGAAACTGCTACTCGCTATGCCGCTTATCAGGGAACACCTGTGGCAGACAGCCGAGGTGAGGGTAAACCCGAAAAAGTATTACCTGCAGCACTACAAGAAAGGCGTTAAATTCCTCGGCACGGTCATCAAGGGAGAGCGCATCTACATCGCCAACCGCACCCTCGGAAAAGCGATGTGCCGTCTGCACGGATTCAACCGACAGGCCGAGGAGCGCGGCGCGGCATGGTGCAAAGCCAACGCGGAGCATTTCGTGAGCTGCATCAACTCCTATCTCGGCCTCATGCGGCAAGGACAGGAATATGGTATGCGCCGGGCTTTCTGCGGTAGGATCTCCGAGGCGTGGATGAAATACATTGTGGTGGAATGGGACTTCACCAAGATAATACTAAAACAGAAATACAAACACCGCGAGCGCGTGAAGCGTATGCTCCGCCGCAAGCGTAAACAAGCATCAAGAAACAGAATACCAAAAGCAAAGCGAATGACAGCACGAGTTTTCAGCGGGGAGACGCTCCCTGCCGTTGAGCAGTTCAACACCGGTCGCAAAAGGGGTTGCATTGTTCGTTGGGACTACGAGCCTGTCAAGACAACAATCCCCGAAGTTGACAAACGCGCCGCGTTCCGCAAGCGCAAGGCGTTGAGCCGCGCCGCCAAAAACGGCACACCCCCTCCCGCCGAGGAACCGCAGCAGGGCAAGGAGGTTGACAGCGGCCTTGTGGCCTATTCTGAAATGCGCTACTTAGGCATTCCCGACCCGGAGCGAGTTGTGGCCGACATTCAGTATGACCTCGACCTGCGTTACGGCGACGCACCGCGCCCGGAGATTGATTTCGACGCTTACCGCTCGGCCATAGCCGCGCTCAACAAAGCGTGAGGCGATGTCACGGTCAATCGCCGAGATAAAGGCTCAGATATGCGAGACCTTCATCTCACAGGACGCTATCCGCACAGGGTACGGACTGAAAGAGAACCAATCCTTTGACAAGGCTTTCTCGCCGGTGTCGCTGGAGAGCCTGATGTTCTACGTCGTCGCCTCCTGTATATGGCTGCTCGAAAAACTTTTCGACCGCCACCGCGAGGAGGTGGACGCGAGGATAGATGCCCTGCGCCCGCACACGCTCCGTTGGTACGTTACAAAGACCCTCGCCTATATGCGCGGCAAGGATCTCATAATGACCGACGGCGTGGTCGTGGCCGACTACTACGACACGTCGGGAATGACGGAGGCCGACATCGAAAAGGCACGTGTGGTGAAATACGCGGTCGCCACCGAGGACAACACGCAGGTGTTCATCAAGGTTGCCGCGAGGGGCAACAACGGCCAGCCCACGCCTCTGCAGCCCGATGACCTCGCCGGACTGAAAGGCTACCTCTCGCAGATAAAGGACGCGGGAGTGGCCATAAAGGTGCTGAACGAACCCGCAGACAATATGCGCGTGGAACTCGTGGTGCTTTATGATCCGGCCATACTCACGGCGCAGCCCACAGGCAACGGTCGCCCGGATGCGGACGGCTACACGGCCATAAGGCTGCTGCGCGACGGCAAGGACGTGATAACCGAGGTCGTGAGCGGTGTCATATCCAAGCTGCCTTTCAACGGCGAATACCGAAACTCCGACCTTATGGCCGCTTTGCAGTCCATTGAGGGAGTGCGCGTGGCCGACATCGTGAAAGTGGAGGCCGCAGCCGGAGGCTCGGAGGCTTACTCGCGTGTCGTCGGCTACCGCCGTCCCTATTCGGGTTATTACGCATTGCAGAACCTCACGGTCAGAGGCCGTGCCTATCAAGTGGCCGAATGATGATTTTTGACATAGATTTCGACAAGTGGATAGCGACCATGCTGCCGACGTTCCTGCGTCTGCGCCGGGTGTTCGCTTTCTGCCGCGCCTTATGCTCGCCGCTCTACCTCGGCGACGACACAGGGCTGTACCCGCGCTTCCTGCGGGCGCGTGGCGACCACATATACAGGTTGAGCCACAACGGGCAGGTGTGCTATCTCCGCGCCGCTCTCAACGACGCTTTCAATCTGAAAAAAGGGTTTGAGATCGAGGACGCGGGGGCATACGAGGGGGAGTGGGTCTATGCAAAAGACCCGACGATGCCGAACCAGTTGCTCGCCGTGGACGAGAAGAAGAACCGCAAGCCCGTAGAGGGTGAGCCGCCGGAACATCCGACACCGTTGCTCGCCGACGAAGCGCGGCTCAACGCGCCGCAGAACTCGTTCATCGTGCGCGTCCCCAACAACATCTACACAACGCAGCTCGACAAGGTGAAGGCCATTGTGGAGCAATACAGAATCCTTTCAAAAACTCCGATTTACACCCCAACAAACTCAAGCAATGAACAGAGCGGAATATTTATCAACGGCGGTCGCAAACGGTGGCAATGGCCTGTATCCATTATCGACGCAGGGGCTGTCGTTCATACAAGACCAGATTACCTTTTTACAGGCATTCGCAAGGATAGGCGGTAAACGTTACATCCTGCTCGCACCTACGGCCACCGCCGACGGCGTTGTGGTGATAGACGGCGAGGTGCTGCGCTTCAAGGCCGCAGCCAAGCCGGGCAACGGCATTCAGATCCGGGAGACAACCGAGAACATCGTGGCCGACGGCACGACCTACCGCGAGGCGCGGATTTACCGTTACGCCGAATATGTGCCGACATATACAAAGAACGTGCCGGGATTATATCCGGCCTCCGGGTTCTCGATGATAGAAACCAACGACCAGTTGGCAAAGAAACTGCTCGACTACACCGCCGTCAACAGCGACCTCGCCAAGAAACTCACCGTATTGTCTACCGACAGCCTCACCCGCGTTCAGTTGGACGCGCAAAAGGACAACGTGCGTCTTAACTGCCGCAAGGGGTGTTTCGCTCTGAACGGCGCGGAGGAATACACGATCAACGTCTACCGCCACAGCGCGAACAACATCACGCAGGAACAGATCCTGCCCGACCTGCGCCGCTACGTCCGCTATTGGAACAGCGCGGCAAAGACGTGGGGAGGTTTCTACCCGGTTACGGAAAACCTGCATATCGACGTTAAGGTTGTGAAAGGATCGACCGTCTATGTGCGCCACGGCTTTATCCCGGAGGGGGTTCAACTTGTGCTGCTCCGCAAGAAGAAACGCAGCCGAAAGCGTCGTTCCGGCGGCACGACAGGCACAAACGCCGCATGGAAAGGGAAATCCATGCTCCGGCAACCGAAGAACCAATACGTGCATTACAAGGGCGTGATACTCTCCACCTCCTCACCTAACAACTGGTATGTGCCTAAGTGCATAGGCGTAACCGACAAGGAGGACAATGCCCTTATCGGAAAGGAACTCGGATCTGTCTGCTCGGATATGATTGTGGCAAGCGGGAGTCTGTCAGAAATCGCCGCCGGGAACGGCCTCTACAAAGTGGTCGGCACTCGCGTCAAGGCCTCCAAGAAAGGCACGAAGCCCAAGACACAGGCTTGCTGCTATGCGCGGATCGCGTTGCAGTTTGCCGCAGCCGGGAAGACGTTCAAGAGCGCGGGCGGAGAGATGGCGCGTATGAAATACCGCCTTTGGTTTCATCTCGACAAGAAGACCAACAAGACCGTGGTGCGCCGTGGGTTCTCTGCCGATTAGGGACAAAAAAAGAGGGGCGGTTGAAAAACTGCTCCTCTAAAAACCCCGGCGGTCGTAACTCATTATATGCTCTGTTGTGAAATCTTGTAGGTTGTCGCTGACTAATCCAGTCGGTGCTTCGTTCAAAATCATCTCAACGGGGTCTATAAGACGCTCAATCCCTGCTGTCGGACGCGGCCATTGCCGCGATAACTTAGTGTGAGAGGGAATCGCACATGCCGCACACACCATACACTATCTTGAAATCGAAATCGCAAAACTGTCGAGGGTGTAATGCATGGCGCAAAGATAACCGTTAAATTCTTAACCCCAATAAAACAGCCGATGAAAAAAACAGAATAACAGAAAACATACGTCGGTGGGCAATAAAAAACAGCCCCCGACCAGATAGTAAAGGCGGCAACCACATACTATCACAAAGACGCGATACCCCGCGCAGTCGAGGGCTGTATAAGCCTTTTGACCGCAGGGCATCGCGTCTTTGTATGTGGTTGCCACTGCAAAATTACGCAAAAGGGGCGAGATAACCAACCGTTTCACAAACTATCAAACCCCATTTTATGCTGAATGAATGACAGCAACAGTCTCCCGACGGAGATTTACAAGGAGACCTCCTCGCTCGGACGGCTTCTGATAAAGCCTGTTGACAAGGCCACCGCAAAGGAAATGATTGTCAAGAACCACTACTCCCACAAATGGAACGACGGAGGTTTCGGTGTCTACAACTTCGGAATCTTCCGCGCCGACGAACCCGACCGCTGCCTCGGCGTGGCCGTCTACGGCTACATGAAGAATCCAAAGGCGCGCCTGTTCACGCACCCCAATCCCAAAGCGTGGATGTGCGAACTCAACCGTATGTGGATAGATGATGAACTCGGCCACAATGCCGAGAGCATTCTGATAGCCGCCTCGATCAAGCTGCTGCGCCGCCTTGACCCTAACCTCGTGGCCGTGCAGAGTTTCGCCGACGGTCGCCTCGGCTGCGGCACTATCTACAAAGCCGCCAACTTCCAGTATTACGGCTTTCACCTCACCAAGTTTCTGCGTAACAGGCGCAGCGGTGAGATGGTACACGAACAGATATTCACCAACTCAACATCGCCGTCGGGCTTTCTACGCGCCAATGTCGGGATGCTGATAGGCGATTTTGAAGTGTTCCACGTCAAGACCTACCGATACATTTACGCGCTCGACAAGCGTTTTCGGTGCGTAAAGCCGCAGCAACCTTATCCGGCATACGACAAAGGGATGGAAGCGACCGAATGGAAGCGCGACCGCTCGAAAATGATAGAAAGATGCGTCGGAATACTTACGAAAATGGCCGCAGATTCGGTGTGA